TCGCGCTAGCTTCACCCCAATCATACAAGCAACTACCTGCTCGGCAGTAATAGAACGACCAAGAATGATACTCCAGATCGTGGCAATACGCTCGTGGTTGAACTTGGCGGGACCGTATTCCTTGGCCCTCGGTCCATTGATTAGCTCTTCTGCCTTGTTGAGGAAGTCTTCTCTAGTTTTCATAGCTGGAATCCATACTGTGTTTGAGGTTCGATTAAGTGTAATGCTTTTTTGGCACGAGTAAGCCCAACGTAGAACGTCCTGATTTCGGAGTCCTGATCTAGGCTTTCAGCGCATGCTCTTGATGAATCTAGAAAAAGGGCGACGTTATCCGCTTCGCCACCTTTTGCTTTGTGAATCGTCGATATCTTGATCCTCGGCGTACCCGTCAAAATAGACTCGCCCATACGCCGTACTGATGAAATGTATATTCTCTCGTTCTCCGACACTTTCAACACTTCGTACCACGGTGTCTCCACAGTCGCTGATAGGGAGCACTGGTCTTGAATATCGGTTAGCTTGTAAGTTTTTTCTGGGTCTAAGTTTGCGAGTATCTTCTTGCCAGCTTTGGTAATAACTGAGCTTGTCATTAGTGTTGAAAGCTTCTTCAGTTCTTGGGCAGACAGTTGTTGATCCTTGCATAGTTTTAACCATACCTCAATTCCAGTGAGAACATTTGGGGAAATGGACCAACCGGAGCCTTCACGCCAAAACAGGAATCCTTGTTCTTTGAGTGTGGTTGCAATTCTGTTAGCAATGAAATTGGTACGGGCTAAGATTAGCCACTCTCCGGTTGTTAAGTCCACATCTAGAATATCACGATGCCACACTACGGAGCCAGCTTCATCTGTAGGTTTCCAGAATTTTTTCTGTCTCGTACCTAATTGTTTTACAAGGGAATCTGCCATGCTGTGCACAGATATCGGCAAACGATATGACTTATCCAATAGGATCTTATTGTCCGATGCGTTGAGAAAATCTTTTACCTCTACACCCATCCAAGAATAGATGCATTGATCATCATCGCCGGCATAGTATACACGCTTTGAGTTGGGCTTCAGAACCTCATGCACCATTTTCCACTGCAAAGGTACGAGGTCTTGAGCTTCATCAACAATGAGTACATCAAGCGACGGGCAGTGCCCTTGCTCGATGAAGTCCTCGATCATATCTACAAAATCAAGCTTGTTTGTTTCTTTTTTATAGTCTCTGATAACTTGATCCACGAGCTTTAGCTGCTGAAAGTGCAGCCGCCTGTCAGCGGTTCTCGAGAACTCTTCTTCAATGGTACGCCCTGTAACACGCGCCATTTGCAGCATAGACAGGTAAGCATCGCCGCCCTTGCCCGGACTAAACAGTGCACCTTCCTGCATTGTCAGAGAAGCATTAGAGGAGAACTCAAGGCCAAGCAGCGCACCTATGCGAGAGTAATCAGATCCTCTGAGTACACGATTAGGTGACAGCCCTAGACATTGATAGGCAAAAGAATGCAGTGTGCGAAACCACACCATTTGATTTGCATCCATGTTCAGCTTTGCCGCTGCCCTCTCTCTAGCTTCTTCTGCCGCCTTACGAGAAAAAGATACGAACGCAATACGTTCAGGAGATGTCCCACTTTCTAGCTCCTCTTTAACTATGTTGATTAACCGTGTCGTCTTGCCCGTGCCCGGAGGTCCGAAGATGGTAGTCTCTGTTATAACATCCATTAGAATGGCACCCCATCACCTTCGACGTTGATCCTCGGAACCTGAACCTCTCTGTTAAAAGCAGGCACCCACCACACACGCAAAGGCTTTGAATCTCCTTTGGTTGTTTTGAAGCGTCTCTGACCATTAGCTACGCCGTCTTTGTTAAGCTCCTTTAGGCGCTCTTGTATTTGTCCACGGCTATAGCTGTCGAAGCGCTGATTGCGAAGGAACTTCATTAAGGCTTCAATCTTGAAGTAGGTTAAGCCTTCTTCTTCTTCCGTGTAAGGCTTGCCAAGACTGATCTCTTCAGCGGATTGCGCTTGCACCCGCCCATCACAGAACGCCTCGAGAAGATCCATGAACTGACCTTTGTAGGTTAGCTCTTCTGGAACCTCGATCTCACTCATGTCTTCCATCAGCATGCCAACAATAACCTGCCAGTCAGCCATCTTCATCATTGGCGGCATCTTGTGAATCTGTTCCATACACGCCTTTTGAAAACGCTGCGGTGTCTGGAGATCATCCGTGTTCAATTCAACGCGCTGACCGCCAACGTCACAAAACCAAACAGGCGGCTCTGACTTAACAACGCAAAGCCCAGTGACATCTATATTACTAACGTGGCTTCCAATACCAAACTTCTTTGTCTTACACAGCGCCTTATTACAATAAGACTTGAGCGGCTCCTGATCACAGGGAAAGCCATACTCTTTCTTCTCATGCTGTTGTTGTATCGTTACAATCTCTGACGCGGGTAGCGCAGGGTTGGCAAACTTTGTGTTGATTTCTTCTAGCCTAGCTTTCCAGTTTTCAGGTTGCTCTTTCTTACAACCAACCGCCGCTGCAAACATAACTGTGTTACGGGTTCCCTCGGGGATCCCCTGCCCAAACATACAGCTTAGGCAGGGGGCCCAGTCCTTAAACTCGTCGACCTGTTCACCAAATGTCAAACCAACAAAAACATCTGGATCCACACTCCTCCGGTCTACAAGCTCAAGAAATTCGTCTAGGGACGCAGGCTCTCCGTCTTCTTTAACCGCGTAGCGGAGAGTTTGTTCCTCATCAAAGTACGGCAGGTTAATAAAGTTCCCCACATCACCACGCTCGACAAGAATCTGTTCTTGCTTTGGGAAAATCTCACAGCCGCCATAACCAAGTATGGCAGAAATCTCTGAAGCTTTATCACGGAACTCTCCTGCACTAATCCACTTTGTAAAGAAAAAGAATATGTGTGCACCCCCTGACTTCGAGCGACAAGTGACGCAAGGGATCTCCATGTTGCGGAGCTTGCGGTCAAGTGCCTCGATGTCCAATGGGTACTTATCAATATCAAGAGCACCAAACTTACATTGGTTGTCCTCATTAATAGGTATAGATCCTACCCCATTCTTGCCCTCAAGATGGTGCTTGATTAACTCTAACGTAAGCGGTTGCCGCACAATGCGTGACTTGGCTTTTTGTTTCCCGGCTCTACGTTCATCTGATATCTGTGTCTGTCCATGCGCTGCACTGAATCCTGTAAATGCAGCCATGAACCGTTCTGCTTGGTTCATAACTATGCCCCTAGTTGGTTTTGTTGGGGATAGGAGGACCGCGATCCACGGTCCTCCCCGCATTTATTAGAAAGGTATGTCGTCTCTCGGCTCAGAAGAAGCAGTGTTCATTTCTTCTGCTGTTCCGCCGGAGGTCTTGATCTCGCCCTTCTGGAACTTCTCGTACTGTTTCTTTGCATGAAGCACAGCCGACTCAGGAACCTCTGAAATGTCGACCGAAGATACGGCGTAGTTGTACCACGAACCTTTGTCGTTGCTCTCTTGCACAGACTTTAAGCGCCAAGCAGTCATCCAGATTGGTGGATTGAACAAGCCCTTGGTCGGGTGCATAATCTGCATTCCGGCACGGCGCGTGTTCCACTGCTTCGCGATCTTCATCTGTGTCTTCTTCATGTCACAGATCAGTTCGGATGTGCGACCATCCTTATCAACTGTCAGTAACAAGAACTGAGCGGAGCGAACCAGCTCATTACCTGATGGAAGAATCTCGTTTGATCCAACCCGCTCTGTGCGACGAAGGTCAGGGCTCATCGGATCGATCTCACCCATGTAACCGCCACCGCTCTCACGCAGTTGAAACTCGAGGTACTTCATCTGGTACGCACACGGAATAACTACAACCCCTTCATCCGCTTCCCAGAACTCACCTGTCACGGTGTTGAAGATGTCACCCGCTGAAATGCCTTTGATGAACTTAGCATCGTTCTTCATAAGCTGCGGAGACAGAGGCTGCACAATCCGCATAAACGGAATCTGCATATCCTCGGCACCAATGTTTTCTAAACCTTGACCAGCATTCTCGAATGCTTCGTCCATAAAACTAACCACCGCAGTGGACTTCTTTTCTACCATCGCTGTATCAGCCATCGTTCTAGTTCCTTTTAATCGTTGCTTCGGTTCCGACAAAGACACCAAAGGTATCAAAGTCGATCTCTTTTCCTGACTCAATGCGTCCCTTGACCCAAGCCTTTAATGTCTGGGGGTGAACGTGAGTCTTCTGCGCCGGCTCCAAGCCTTGGTTACGCAGATCATCAATAACAGCGCCAGCCAGATTGTCCTGACCAGTGTTGAAAGACACTGTTACATCGTTCTTAATTATATCGCCTTCCCCGATAGACCGTAGCCACGAGAAGGCTTCATCGCGTTTGTCTTCTGCAATACGCGCATGCACAAACTGGCGAAGAGAAACCTTGTTACCTTCAACAGTAACACTGTCCACACCCATCTCTTGCATAAGAGCGGGGATGTCCTCTTCGTTTACTTTTCTTTTCTTGTACTTGAGATCTTTGAGGTACTGCTCTGCATCAGCAATCTTGCTGTCCAGATCCATAGACTCTCTAATGAGGTGTGATAGGCGAGAGCCCCCCTCAGTAGTTACACTGTCGAACTTGTTGGCTTCGACTGCCTCATCCATTAGCGAAAAGATATCGCTCATCTTACTTCTCCATTGTGGTTACGTTTAAGTTTTACCCCTTCGGGTTTAGAGACCCGTACCTACTACGGCAGGTACGGGGTAGTCAATACAGTTTATACGGAGTTAGGTCTTTTTCTAGACTCTGGAAGTTCCGCATCGAGCAGTGCCATACGAACTAAATGTGACACCTGCCCACTCAAACTGCGATCATTATTCTTGGAAAGCTTTCGTAACTTTTCATAAACGTCAGCGGTTATGGCAACCGATTTCCATTTTGTTGTATCCACTGTTTACCTCCAAACATTTGCTGTGTTAAGCTACATTACGTTATCTTATATTTACCGAGAAGGTCAAGTACATTATGAGACGAGCTAAGAAAATAAGTGATGGCCCCGATACGAACATTGCCAGTGGCAAACGATCTGAACTTCTTGCGGCTGAATTTTTAATTAGCCAAGGCTGCTACGTTTACACTCCCTTCATCGAGCAAGGCCCCGTCGATTTAATAGCCTTAGACAAGCAAGGCGTCTTTCATTACTTCGATGTCAAGACCTTGTCCCGCCGCAAGGACGACTCCGTTATCTCTCGTACTCTATCTGACCTCCAACAAAAACTAGGTATTCAACTTCTCTACGTCTGCCTAGACACGGGGCAGGTACAAAAATATCCACATCAATTCCCCCGCGAAGCACCCCCGAAAAACTCTGCTCAAAATGCTGCTAACCGCCGGTTCAACGGGGAGAAACCTGCAACCATTTCCGAGCTTCTTCACCCAAAGTCTTTGCCGACAGATCAATCTTCGCTCGAAGAGACCTGACGATGTGCTCGTCAATAGAGTTTCGGGTGACCAGATCAACATAGGTTACTGAATTCTTCTGCCCGATTCTATGACATCGATCCTCGGACTGTACTCTCGTCTCCAAGTTAAAGTCGTTTGCATAATAGATCACGTTCGTTGCTGCCGTCAGCGTCAGGCCATAGCCTGCGGTCTGAGGGTTTGCCACGAAGAACCTCGCATCTCCGAACTGGAATGACGTTATAGCGTTTTGACGTTGTTCATCTGTCGTATCGCCGAAGTATGAGACAACCGATTCAGCGCCATAGGTTTTAGCTAAAGTAGCTACAATAGCTTTTATGTCATACCGAAACCGTGACCAGATGATAACCTTTCCATTCATCTCCTCAACCGTCTCTAGAAGGGCTGTGGTGCGGTTCGTGGGTACTTCGACTAGCTCTCCATCGTCGGTCATCAAGTGGCCGCACAGCAACTGCTGAAGGCGCAGCAACTGGGTCATCACCGCCGGGGCAGACACCAACTCACCGTCATCGAGCAATGCAATGGCTGCATTCTTCAACGACATATAATGTTTAAGCTGCTCGTCAGTCAGAGATACTTCTCGAACTGTGTATATTTTGTCTGGTAGATCAAGCGCATCCTCTTTCGTAACACGATACGAGAAAGTCTCCAGACGCTCTGCCAACTCCGTAAGATTTCTGTATCCCACGATCTGCTGAAAGCTATGGGAGCCCATCCGTTGAGTTCTTGTGATGGCATATCTGCCTTGAAACGAATAGTATGAGTCGAATCCAAGCAGTCGTTTGTCCATAAACTCACATTGCGAGTAAAGATCCATCGGCGATTTAGTAACTGGCGACCCCGTGAGTATACGGCGAAACGATGCACTCTTACCAATCGTAACGATCGCCTTAGTCCGCTTGGCTTTGGGGTTCTTAATAGTAGTTGACTCATCAACCGCAAATAAAAACGCCGATCCGCGAACAAACATCTCCAAGTATTTTCGTACCTTAGCTGTTGCAAACCCTTCAACATTAACAAGGAGGATGCGCAGCTTTTCACGCTGCGAAACACCTTCCGAGAGGTGGTCTTTTTGAGCCTTGTTTGGGTTCGGATTCCAAACATAAACCTCGTGGTCAATGTCCTCCGGAAGATGAGTTGGTATCTCAGATATCTCCCAGTTTCGGTACACACCCTTTGGAGCAACGATGATGGCTGTATCGATCTTGCCCTGTGAATAAAGCCACACCATGTTGTCGATGAGAACTTTGGATTTCCCACATCCCATTTCCATGAAATAGGCGTAGTTCGTTTTGTTGTACGACCTTTCAAGCGCAACGCGCTGATGCTCGTACGGCTTGGTTTTGAAATTGAATTCCACTTGCCCCTCACAATCTTTTACTCTTCTGGGTATTCTAAATCTTCAGACATGAGTGCGAACTTCGCTGTCTCTAGATAGAAAAGAATGTCTGACACATCTTCTTTTGATGTGAGCATTTTGATGCTGCCATCAGGTGCTCCCCCAAGAATAACCACATCCTCGAGTATCTTCCCCGCCACTTCGCAAAGGTCAGGGACGGAGACAAACTTTACCTCCATCCTTTTAGGGAAGTTAACCACGTTATCGTTGATACCATCAGTCATTGTTAGGGAGTTCCTTTAATAAACGATTTGCTCTGTTACGCATATCGACATAAGTTTCTAAACGTTTCCGCGTTTTCTCTGCCTCGCGAATCAAGCCAGCAGCTTGCAACTCTACAAGCTCTTCGTCAAGTATCCTAATGATACGATTTATCCCCGCAGTATTCTGTTCCATGCCAACTCTAGCCTTTCATAATCTTCCACAGTGTATGTGTCCGGATAATCATTCATGGATTCCATTTTTTCCAGCACAAGTTGGTCGATAATTGTCACCGCATCTGACCATAAAATATTTTTCTTGACCATTGCGTCAGCAAAAATCTGATCCTCTGTTGGTTCTAACCGCGTCTCGTACATATCCGACTCCCACTCAGATGGCATAGTATCATCCTTTATCTTATCAGATGGTGTACTAGTGTCAATGATAGCTAGCTTGCACAAAGAGCACTGCTTCTTGTATGTCGGTGCAACCCGATGCTCGATACTCCCACCGCACTTGGGGCAACGACCTGCGTCCAACAGTTCTTGCCACGATCCATCGCCTTTCACAATACTTTTCAATGTTCTACCCTCCCTGTCTGTAAGTTTGCGGCCGCACTAGCCGCTGCGCTAACCAATGCAGTGGCGTTTAGGTAAGTGACAAAAGCTGGATCATCGTGATTGTTACTGATGAGCAGCATCTGACCTGTCGAAATAAAAAGAAAAGAAATTAAATCAGGATCTGCCCCAAGCTGTTGTAGTTCTGTAAGCAGATCTTCAATCTTACTCCCCACCTCAGCCGTAGACTCGTCATCCATAAAACCAAGTTTATCCATTTGCTTTCTTCTTTCTGCTGAACGTGCCGAACTTGACCGTCTCAGCCTTTCGCTTCGCATCCTTCTGGGCTTTGGTCAGGGGAGCATCGCCCTGATTTAGGGAAGACACACCGCCCATCCTCGAGACGACTTCTGTTGGCTTTTTAATCACCTGCCCCAAACAATCCGCGAACTTCGCCCTTGGATCATCAACAAAACCCATAACTAAATGCTCCTCGTCTGTGTTCGTACCAAGCTGACCTGCTCGATTCTCATTTTGTGCGCCGCACTTAATCTTTTTAACGTGCGCTTTATTCTGTTCCTACCAAGACCCGTTGCCATGCCTTTGGTATCCGCCCTGATCTTGTAGCTTCTCGTATACTGCACACGAAAGGTTACAAGAAATCGACCCGCTCTCTTATCCTCTTCATACACGGCGGTCTTATTACCAACCAAGAAGCCCGAAATGTTCGGGATGACCTCATCATTCTGCATACTTCTTCCCCTTCTTTCGTTTGTACGTCCCCGGATTGCCACCAAAATGAGAGACATGAATATTCATCCTGATCTTGTCGCGGTTGGCTCTTTGTGCCGGAGACTGAATGTCCCCTCGAGTGTGGTTGCGCCGCTTTGGTGGCACAACCTCTGGCACTTGAAGCAAAGCCTTGACCTCATCATCATTCAGCATCGTTCTCGATCCTCTCCATTTGTGCCTCCTCCCAGAGAGCCACATAACACTCACCATGAAGCTCGATCCACGAATCTTTGTCCATATGGAGCGCATCTTCCTGCATCTCCATCATCCAACCTTTAACCTTACCCATATTATGTACCTCGCTTTTCTTCGGCCTCGTTACAAAAAGTCCTGATAAGAGGCATACCTTCTGCGTTTCTGTCTCTTAACATATAAAACATTCGATAGTCCTCTGCTTTAGCTGCGGCCTCACAGATTTTCTCTCGCGGATATTTATCTGCGCTCACCTTGCTATAACACTTGTTGATCGGATCACCGCTAAAGTTAGTCACCATGCAGATCACTATTAAATATTCCCACATAAAATCATCCCCAATCCTTTCTGTTTTCCTCTTCATTATAGCCCTTGGTGTAAGCAACAATCTCATCGACTGTCATATCTTGTAACTCGATCCTCGAACCTTTGCCTGTCCCCTCTGGATACCAGTGGGGGTCGAAGCTGCGACCATAATACCTGTCCGCCGAACCTCGATCACGCGGACTGCCGTGCGCGGTGCTAAAACTTTGCGACATAACTCAATCCCTCCAATTGAAAAGCCTTCATTTCCTGATATTCACGCCACTTCGCATCGATCTCCGCTTGTGACACCTCCTCGAATATGGCATCTCCGAATGCCTTCATCGTCCGCCGAACCTCTTCATCGACATGAATTAATCGATCATCCTTCATCGTCTCCTCCTTATACATTCACATGACCAAAGGTGTACCGAACCTGAACATGAATTTCATAATCAGGATAATGCTCATACGCTCTTCTAATGTCTGAAGCCACGCGCATCACATCCTTTATAAATTCTACCAGATTTTCGTCCTCGATTGGATCGCCATACATTGAAGTATGATAGCCCAACGAAAAAGGTATCTTACCAATTATTTTCTGCGGCTGTTTGATCCCGCCGATAGAGTAA